CCAACAATAACTTTTCCATATAAATTATTAGTGTTGTCAAAATCAAGAAAAACAGAATTTACATAACTACCGCTATGAATAGATATTCTTTTAAAATTAGAGTCTGCATTTGTAGAAATTTCTGCAAACAAAACCCCCTCGCTGTCGTTAAACTCTGCACTTGTACCTGCATTATTGCAAATATCTGCTGTGCGTGTTTCTGCACTTCCTGAGGTTGGTATATAGCTTGTTGGATAGCTTCCTTCCTCTAATTGTGCGCCCCAAATGTAAAAAGAACCATTACCTTGATTGTTTGTTTTTATTTGGAATATTGCAAAAGAGTTAAATGTTGGATTTACAGTAAAATCTATTCTGTTAAAACCATTGTATCCTTTAGTTACATTTACACTGTCTAACCAAGAACCTGTACTTGATAAAATTGTTTCTGTTGAAAAATCATAAGTTATAGTAATTAGGTTTGAGCTAATACCTAAAATTAATTGATTATTAAAATCATTATCTTTAACAAAAATGCTAATATTAGTTTTAACTCCACTACTAAAGCTCAATGTTCTTGCAACTATATCTTCCCCACTTGGATTGTTAATGTTAAATAAATCTGCGCTTAAACTTCCATCAGGCGATATTGTTGAGTTAGGTGTAATTGTTGCTGATGTTTTGCTCCAATATACATTATCAAATTCCTCTGACCTTTGAAATATGTTAGTCCTATTCGGCTCAAGTAGCAAATGAGGACAATCTACATTACCTGTATAGTCTAAGCGTGGTGCATATCCTACTGATTCTATAAGTCCGTCTTTGTTTACTCGTGTCGCAATCGAGCTTCTGCTATGGTTAAAATCTCCATTACCATTTGAAGGCAAAACAGAGTATAGATTATCTACTACACCACTTTTAAAACCACTTGGTATTAACGCTATTGATGCTTTATCGTACATACTAACTTGTTAATTTTTCTAATTGTTCGTCTGTAAGAGCTTCTGTAAATACTTGTACGTTTCTTACTTTTCCGTAGAAAAAATCTCCACTCGCATTAGCATTTGAAAAGTTTAAAGTGTTTAAGGTGTTAGCAGGGAAAACTGCGCCACCTGTATCTGTCGCTACTTCTACACCATCAACCCAAAGAGCAAAATCATTTTGCTTCCATTTACCACATATTTTATGAAATTCAGTTGAATCTCCTAAATCATAAGTTAAATCACAAACATTACTTGATGCAACCCTGATTTTATATTCTATTGTATTTGTTGTGGTATTATAATAAAGTCTGATAACATTGTTTGTATCTCCACTTTTAGCTAAAACAATTCTATTATCACTACTAACATCACTTGTCAGACTTGCAATCTCCGCATACAATACTCCTTCTTCTGAATTAAAGTCTTGTGCAGAGCCACTATTATTACATACGTCTGCATTACGAGTGGATGTCGCTCCTGTGGTAGGTATGTACGACGTTGGGTAACCCTCTTCAAATTGAGCACCCCAAGCAAATATACTTCCAACCTGATTCACATTTACTCTTGGATATTCAGTAGTGCCATCTGCTGTTTGTGTTGTGGTAAATCTTTGCCATTCATTTGTAATTGTAACATATTCTCCTTGTACAAATTGTGAATTACCTATCCAAACTTGTGTTGGGTCTGCTAAATTGTCGTTTTTTAACCAAACAGAAAAAGTATATTGATTTCCAATCGTAGTTGGCACAGGTTTTTCTACTCTACCATTTGTTGTGCCATCAAAGGTAAGTTTAGAAGAGTTTTGTGTACCATCAGGCGAAGTAGTAAAATTGTCTGTAACAACAATATTATTGATTTTTTGCCAAGTGCTAAAAGCTTGGCTATATACAAACAAGTTGGTTCTAATCGGCTCTAAGAGTAGATGCCCTTTAGTGTCATTAGTAAAGTCTATTCTTGGCGTGTCTGCTTGGATTTCTTGTACTGTAACATTATCTATTGACCCTGTAAATGTACTGCCTTTTAATTCAGCACCAATAGACGAAGATGTAGCTGTAATGTATTGAATAAAAACACCATTAGAAGAAACATAACTACCTGCCACATTTGTTACCTCAGGTCTTACGCTTCCACTAACATAATCTAAAACCTCGAAAGTTACTTTATACAATTTTCCTGATGTATAGTTAGCCCCGTCTGCTTGATATAAAGATGCACCTGTCGCACTACCAACTGCTTTACCACCGCTTATAGACCACCCACTACCCTTAGTCCAATCAGAGTCAGTAGCAAAATCTCCATTGTTTACTATGTTAGGTTGAATACCCGCTGTTTTGATTAGTCCGTCTTTAGCTACATACGTTGCAGACGTACCCCTTGAAAAGTCAAACTCTTTGTTAAAGAATAAACCACTATTATCGTTATATGCTAATAGCTTATCTTCTTTTACTGCCCAATTACCGTTTCCTAATTTTACTGCCATTTTATATAATTGTATAGTTGTTTGCTTCTGCTAATAGTCTAAAGGATTCGTAACCCTCGCCTGTCAGTCTTTCGAGTAAATCATTACTTAGTGCTTCTTTAAATACTGCTACGCATTTTACATCTCCGTAGAAATCATACGAAGTATTATTAGCAAATCTAAATTTTAATTCTTGTAAATTCAAACCTGATATAGTATTGCTATCACTACCTACTAAAGTGCCATCGTGAAAAACCTTAAATCCACTTGAATTATAGCTTAAAGCTATTTTGTTGTAACTACCATAATTGAAAGCAGACGATATGTTATTTGTACCTGAGCTTGACCCTACGAGTACGTCAAAATCATTAGAATTATCAATAAGAGCAATTTGCAATCTATTGTTAAGTGCATCTCCAATAGTTATCATAGAAAATGCGTTATCTAAAGCATTAGAGTCTTTTTTTATCTCTGCATATAGCACACCCTCACTATCATTAAACAAGTCAGCATTACCACTATTGTTTGCTATGTCAGCAGAGCGAGTTACTGTTGAACCGCTTGTTGGTATGTACGACGTTGGGTAATCTCCTGCCTCAAGTTGCAATCCATAAAAACTCATTTCAGAGCCATTACCTGTATATGTAGGCGAAGGATTTGTACTTGAATTACTTAAATAAATATGGGTATAACTTGTGCCTGTATCTACATTATAAGTTAAACTACATCTATACCAACCACTACCATAATTTTGTATATCACTGCTTACATAATCAGAACCTCCTGAAGCAGTTACATTCTCATTTGCTATATCAAAAACTGCGTAAGCTGTGCTTATACCCTGTGGATAAAAGCTAATAAATCTATCTGTACCTTTGACAAAACAAGACATTGTATAAGTGCCTAATGTAACGGATATATCTTCTCTAATTTTGTGTTGGCTATTATTTGTATCCTCTGCAAAAGTGTCAGCATTAACACTGCCATCAGGCGAAACAATATCATCTGAAGTAATTGAACCCCCTGTTAAAGCGTGTTGACTAAAGTCATTTGAATATGGCACTGAGTTAGTCCTCTGTGGCTCTAATAACAAACTTCCTGTACCATCTGTAAAATCTATTCTTGGTAAGTCGGTATCGTCTGTTATTTCTTTAACTGATACATTGTCTACATAAATAACACCATTATTTGATGAAGAGTATATTCTAAAGTCAGTACCACTTGAAGTTAGTATTTTACTAAACTTTGTACCTTCATAATCTGAAACACTATAAACATTGTTACTACCTAATCTTACTGTAAAATTGCCGCTATTGTCAGCTTTATCTAAAACGTCAAATTCTACTTTATATTTTTTTCCTGAAGTTAAGACGTTTTGTTGTATGAAAGTTGTATTTGTAACTCTGTTAATTCTTAAAGCACTATCGACAATACTAAAATTATCTCCGCTTATTGTCCAATTCTGTCCGACCTCTTTTACTGATACGTTGTCTAATTTTAAGTCACAAGGCGATGTAATTCTTTGAATATTCCAAGTACTTGGAGTACTTCTTGTAGATGTATAATATATAGTAAAAGCACCATTTTGAGATGGTATAGCAGCTCTTGGATTTGTACTACCTAAAGACGCAAAACCAACGCTACCACTAACATAATCAGAAACAACACCTGTTATTTTATATGTTTTGTTTATTATATTTGTGCTTGAAGTTATACCTGTATTTGAAGAATCACTTTGCACTATATGAGCTTTACCATTTGAAACAGTAGATTGACCTGTTAATGTCCAATTAGATGGATTATTAAAACCTACATCATTACTTATTTCACTACCTATCTGCTCAAAGTTTCCGTTTTGTACAAGCTCTCCACTTAATATCTGTACGTCCTCTACAAGCCCTTGCTCGTTTACTCTTGTAGCACTTGAACCTCTACTAAAGTCAAAGTCGGCTTCTTCAATTACCTCTATTCTGATGTTTGTAATCTCTCCTGCAAAGTCTGTACTTTTGTTTCTAAATCTTACACTACTACCTGTCGCAACATATGTAAAACTATAACTACCACTTTGATTAATATAATTAGGACTACCATATCCAACATTACCCGAGCTAAAAGGAGAAATAAAGTGAAATTTACCTGCCGTTACTACTGCGTCAAAAGAAAACTTAACAGTTTTGCCGACTAACGTTTCAGATATAGGATACTGTGCACTTTTATTAAAACCTGTCCAAGTCGCTTCTGCTACAAGTTTGTTGTTTGTTTCGTCAATAGACCAACTCTCTTGCAAATTACTCCACTCGGAAGTAACAAATGCTACATTCTCTATATAACTCGGTGCGTAAGGCGGTATAACAGTATTTAAGCTACCATCTGAATATGCAGTAGGTGTTAAGACTATACTTGCTTTATTGTTTAAGTCTTTTAAGGTCGCATCTGTGCCATCTGAGTTCTCGTAATAGTCAGAGTGGTTGTATAGCTTATTGGTCGCTGCGTGGTCGTAGTACACATCGCCAAAGTCCTCTGCTTTACTTTCGCCCCAATTGCTTCTGTGATATATTTCGTTTGGCATCTAAAAACTTTTTTAATTTTATTATGTTCTTATCTTTTATTTTGTATCTCAAAGCACCCAACCATTAAAGAGTGAGTCTGAATCAGGATATACATCGCTATCAGAGTTGCTATTGTACTCAGGGAATAAATTGCTATTGAAATTCATATACTCCACAAATCTACGAGTGTAATACTCTGCTGTGTTTCTTGCTTTTTGTACTAAGTAGTCAACCTCTGATCTACTCGCACTTTCAGCGTTTTCAGATGTATGTTTAAATACCCCACCATTCTTTATTTGATAAGCAGCGTAAGGGATGTAATTAACCTGCGCCCACCATATAAGCATGGGTTGAACGTAATCGTTTACAAGGTTAAGATAATCCCCTGATAGCGTACCTGCGATGATATCTGCACTAATCTTATTGTATAGGTCTGTACCTAAATAGTTCTGCACCTCAATCTCCTGCGCAATCTTGATAAACTGTATAAACTTGTCAGTATCAACATTACCATCAATAATGCTGTTCTTAACTAAGTCCGTTCTTGATATAAATAGTGCTGTTGCCATATTAAGATGGATAAGCCCCTTTTGTTGGGGTGTTAATTGGTGCTATTTCTGATTTCTTTTTACCTCTTGGTTTTGGTTTGTAGCTTTTAGGTATGTCTTTTGTTTTTTTATAGTCAGATATATCTTCGCTTTTTTCTTTATTTTTCTTTAAAACATATAAAACCTCTTTCCATATTTGTCGGCAGTAAATACCGCCCTTATGTTCAAAAAGAGAAAATTTCTGATTATTATGCATAGGTAACTCAGCGGCTTTAAAATTAAGATTTCGTGATGCTCTATCTATGTCCTCTAAACGATATACAACCCCTGCTTTTGATGCAGCCATCATATCGCTACAAAACCTTCTTGATTTACCACCTGATTTTCTTGAGCCAATCGCATACTTATATCTAACCTTATAATTAGATTTGTCTAAATAACTAAACCCACTTGGTTGACTTGCAACTTGATAAAGGGTTTCCTTTTCTTTTACGAAATTACTTACCCATTCTTCTTCACTTACGTTTTCTTTATCGTAATCTCTTTCGTCAACCAACTCCCATTCGTCTGTAACTATTTCGCCTTTTAAAGAATCAAATATATTATCATACATTTCATCAGTTAAATCTTCTTTTGACAGTTCCTCTTTACTCATTTTTACACCTGTTTCTTCTTCTCGTGTTTCAGAGTCCTCTACATTATCAAGGTCAGTAAATTCTAAAGGTTGTAAGGTCTTAAAGTATAGGTTTAGTGAGATGTTATTGTAAGCAAGGATTTGCTCAAAGCTCTCAATAAGTAATCTTTGGAATGGACGTATCACAGTGTTATCCATAAGGATAGTAGCTGTTTTAAGCTCGTCTGCGTTGTTTCCAAGCCCTGTATTGTCTTTAATTCCCAAAAGCATAGGAGATACTACCCTGTGTGATACAAGTATCTTACGTGAACTCTCATCGCTTAGGAATTGGTATTGATTATGTGCATCTGAAAGCTGAATAGGTTGTATGTCAGCAGCAGTTTCTGCGTTATCGTTAAATGCTAAGATAAACTTACCTGCATTGCTACTACCACTAAACTTCTCATAGATACGTCTTTCAATTAGTTCTCTTTGCTCAGGATCGGGCGTTCCGTTGTTGAAGTTGATAAGCATTGATGGTGCTAAGCCATTCATTATATTGTTTAAGTGGTAATTGCTTATCTCTTCCTCTAACTCTGCGTATTGCGTACCCCCTTGATAATCAACAGGCGAATAGTATTTAAATCCTGCTCTATAAGGTTTTATGTACATAATCTCTAAGCCCTCTTTAGAAGTTCCAAAAGCAGGGATACGTTTAAGCTCATCGCTTTTTTTGTACTTAGCCCAATCGTAGTGATAAAAGTATGCTTCTATTTCGCCTTTATCATTACACTTTTCAGCTCGTAATGTTTCAACAGGGATATGCTCAAGTTTTACAATCTTACTTCTATCCTTAGAATAGATAACTTGCAAAGCACATTGCCCCATAAGTTTTAAATCATACACTACCTTACGAATACAGTCAGCATTAAACAAAGACACCATCTGTGCGTATTGGTCAGGTTTTCTGTTGCTATCGGTAGCATCTAAACCTTTTCCATATATCATCTCACTTATAGCAGTAACACAAGCGTTGTTTGTTGGGCTACCATTGTAAAGGTCGATAAGGTGTTGATAGTAGTTGTTATCATCGCCATACGATACAAACTCTTGACTCCGTACTTCTTTTACAGTAGGGCTTGTGTAGGTGCTTAAATTAACTATCCTTAAATCGTTTTTCATAATATGATGTAATCGTTATCGTAGGTTGTATCACTTGTGTACTCCCCATCGTTTACTGAGTAATAATTATTCGTATCTTGGTCGATAGTCTGATCTGTGCAAAATACTTTATCTTTAAATATAACGCTTGAACCCTCTTTGATTGTTAAATCATAAAACCTACCCTCAGTTAAAGCAAGTGCTTGGCTTAACACTAAATAGTTCTTATTGGTTGTTGTACTTACGCTATATGTAACCTCTGCATTTGTAGAATCATCACGAAGTACCATACTTACATTTGTAGCATAATTTCGTGGTATAACCTTGATTGTTTGAGCATCGGTTGATGTAGTAAGGTGTATCATACCTATATATCGTAAAGTTTCTGAATTTTGTATATAAAAAAGGGGGCTTTTACACCCCCTGTCTATAACTAAACCAAACTTAATGAAAAAAACTCTTTGCTAATATACAAAAAATTATGGAGTTGGGTCTATTGGCGATGATGAATCATCAGTTGGTAATGTCGCTACAAAGAATGGTGGGGCTGTTTCTTGAGCAGTAAGGGTAAGTGTAAATCCACTTAAATCCCCCATAGCTGCACCTGTAACAACTGTACCCCCTGTAACTTCTGAACCATGATCTTTACCTACCAAAAAGCCATTGCCATTATAATCTTCAACAACGATTTGGGGGCGACCATG